TTTTCAGTTAATTTTGCCGTTTTTGCCATCAAACAACACCCCTTTCATGTATTTTTGCAATAAAAAATCCCTGAAACATTACATTTCAGGGTGCAAATATCGGCATAAACAAAAAAGAATTGTGAAAAAACAACCGCTTCTTCACAATTCCCATCTTGTCAAGATACATCCTATCATTAGATTCAAGAATACACAATATACTTGAAACAACAAAATCTATCGTAAAACGCTCTTTTTGTTGTTTCATGTGACAGTAAATATACATTAAGTTAAGTAATGCAGATCATCATAAGTTTCTTCAAACCTTGTAAGTGCCTTTTTGTGAAGATTCCTGACATACTGATATGACATACCCATTTCACCTGATGCAACTTTCAA